CAATCAAATGTTAAACCAGGTGTTGGTGAGCATGATGTTGAGGAGTCTAAAAGACTTATAAAAAATCCCAACAAAGGTGTTAGAGTAGATTTAAAACCAGGAGATATGTTGGTTTATTCTGGTTGTGAGCTGGAGCATTGGAGAAATAAATTCAAAGGTAATCAGTGTGTTCAAGTTTTTCTGCATTATAACAATCGTAAGACCCTAGGAGCCAAAGAGAATATCTTTGATAGACGACCTCATTTAGGACTTCCGGCTTGGTTTAAAGCCAAAAAGCAGAGTTGATTATCTTGAAATTATAGTATACTTGTTAGATAAACGGATTTTTGTATGCTACAAAAGATAGGATTTTTACCAGGATTCAATAAACAAGTCACCCCAACCGGAGGAGAATTCCAATGGCAAGGAGGGGAAAATGTAAGATTTCGTTATGGAACTCCTGAAAAAATAGGAGGCTGGGAACAGCTTGGAGATGATACTTTAATAGGAGCGGCGAGAGCTCAACATCACGTCGTGAATAATGCGGGTACCAAGTACGCTATTATAGGAACTAATAGAATTTTATACGCCTATAGTGGAGGGGCTTTCTATGATATTCATCCCATTAAATCTACAACAACTGAAACCAATGCTTTTACTACAACCAATGGATCGCCGACTGTTACTATTACGACTTCAACTAGTTTAGGCTTAAGTGCGGGTGACATTGTTTTATTCGATAATTTTACAACTATTACTGGATCGAATTATGATGCTGATGATTTTGACGATAAAAAATTTATGGTGCAAACAGTACCCACTTCTACAACCTTTACGATTACCATGGATGCTAATGAAGGAGGATCGGGAGCAACCACTTCTGGTGGAATTCGAATTCAAGTTTATTATCCTGTTGGACCGGTGCAACAAGCTGCAGGTCATGGATGGGGTACAGGACAATATTCAGGAACATCAACGCCCGCGGTTACATCAACTTTAGATGGAGCGATTAATGATGCGGTAACTTCAATTACATTGGCTGACTCTTCACAATTTCCAACCGATGTCGATGGATCAAGTCCAGGTTATATTTTAATTGGAACTGAAGAAATTAGTTACACGTCTAATAACACGACAACAAATGTTTTAAGTGGAGGGGCCCGAGAAGTACGAGGAACTACAGCCGCTTCTCACTCAGATGGTGCAACGGTAACCAATACAACAAGTTATTTTGGATGGGGCAGCGCGTCAGGTGCTGACTTTACCATTGATCCGGGGCTCTGGGTTATTGATAGTTTTGGCCAGACGGTTATTGCTATGATTTATAATGGTAAATGTTTCGAATGGGATTCTTCGTTAACCGGGGCTACTGCAACACGCGCCACGGCTATTAGTGGAACTCAGGTTCCAACTAAATCCAGAGATGTAATTGTATCCACACCGGATAGACACTTAGTATTCCTAGGTACGGAAACCACGCTTCAAGATACAACCACTCAAGATCCTATGTTTATTAGATGGTCAACTCAAGAATCGTTAACCGAGTATACGCCAAGTGCTATCAATACCGCAGGTACACAGAGACTGACTGACGGATCACGGATCATGGGATCCCTGAGAGGACGAGACGCTCTTTATATTTGGACCGACACCGCGCTTTATCTGATGAGATATGTGGGTCAACCTTTTACTTTCTCATTTGAACAAGTAGGAACGAACTGTGGATTAATTGGTAAGAACGCCGCGATCGAAGTGGATGGTACAGCTTATTGGATGTCTGAAAATGGTTTCTTTAGATACACCGGTAAACTAGAATCAATGCAATGCTTAGTCGAAGACTATGTTTATGATGATATTAATACACGTCCACGAGATTTAATTTTCTGTGGTTTGAACAACCTATTCGGAGAGATTATGTGGTTTTATCCAACCTCTACTTCTGAAGCCGTTAATCGAATGGTCTCTTATAATTATTTAGATTCAACTTTACAAAGACCTATTTGGGTCAGTAATGCCAACACCGATTTTGCTCGAACGACTTGGTCGGATTCTTCAGTTTTTGGAAAACCTTATGCAACCGCTTTTGCACCTGATACTGATGTGGCATCGACTATGGATACTTACGTGGTAGGAAATAATGAAGGATCAACGACCTTCTATCAACATGAAAAAGGAACGGATCAAGTTTTATCAACTGGAGCCACTACAAATGTACTCGCTAGTATTGCTTCTGGAGATTTTGATATTACACAAGATGATAAACAAGGTATTACTTTTAGAGGAGATGGAGAATATTTAATGTCTATTAGAAGATTCATTCCGGATTTCTTAGCTCAAACCGGTAATGTCAGAGTGACGTTAAACTTAAAGAACTATCCAACTGATAGTTATGTAAGTTCTTCACTAGGACCTTTTACGATTACAACTTCAACTACATTTCAAAGTTGCAGAGCGCGTGCGCGTGCTGTACAATTAAAAATAGATAATACAGGTGCATCTCAAAGTTGGAAGTTAGGAACTTTTAGATTAGATACCCAAGCGGATGGACGAAGATAATGCCTTTTCAATCAGAGAAACAAAGACGATATTTATGGGCCAACGAGCCAGAGATTGCTCGTGACTGGACTGATACCTATGGTAGTCGGGTGGAGAAACAATTAGGGGGAGGAATTATGGATGCATGGGGAAAACATGCTACTGCTACTGAAGCAATGAAATTAATGAATCAGCCTGATTATCATCAAAAAGCAGGTTATAACTTCATGCAAAATTTTCCCAACACACCTCAATGGTTAGCGGACACTTTAGCTACAGGATATCAATATGGCTCAGAAGGTTTTAAAGCTTTAAAAGGTGGAACAGATTTTAGTGATGCTATGTCTCGAGCAGCAGAAGAAGCTCGTTTAAATAAATTAGGTATAAGAGGTTTAGGATTTAATATGGGAGAATATGAAAATTTTATGAAAAATTATAATACAGCTAATGAAATTTCTCCAGCTTTACAAAAGGCTATTGATGAAGGAACAAGCTATAGTGAATTTGATAGAATTCCAAATGAAAAATATTTTGGATTAGACATCCAGCGAAATTATATACCAACGGGAAGTATGAATGATTTATATAAAACAGCATCTTTTCCTGGAAACACATCGGCTTCAAATGTACCCCAACTTTTTAATCAACAATACCTTGAAGGTTCTGACTGGCTTACAGATGCAAGAACCGCTGATGAATTATCTCAATTACCTATAGACGCTTTACCAAACAAACGACAAAAACTTACCGATTTTTTATCACGATTTATTCCAGGAGTCGGCGTTGCTAAAATGTTAAGACCCGATGCTAATGAAGCTTATGGAAATGTTGCACAGTTATATCCTGAAGAAGTATGGGGAATGCAACAGTTTGGATCAGGAGAAGATTTAAGAACTGATCCCTGGGGTAAAAATATTGTAAGCTTTGCCGGAGACTATGAGCAAGGAAAAAAAGACTGGTGGGAGAAAAATAAGTTTAGGGAGTATAAAACAAAACGAATGAAACAAAAAAAAGAATGGCATAGACAAGCAGTAGAAAAAATAAAACAAGAAGAAAAAGCTAGAGAAGCAGCTAAAAGAGCACAAGTCAAAGCAATGTCACACCAAAACAGAATTCAAAATACAGGTGGCTGGCAATCCGGTATGGCTAGAGACCCAGGATTTATGAGTGGTAGCGGAACATCTGCCGAGATGGGTTCATTCAATAGAGGAGGCTTAGCAGGTTTATGGCGAGAATAGTACAAACATTAACAAGAGCCAGCAGAGAATATGACTCAGATGTATCACAGTCTCAGGTTAGAGATTTAGATGCGGTCATCAATAAACTTAACTCTACCTATCAACAAGATTTAAAAGATGAGGTTAATGCTCAAGGCTGGTTTTTAGAATAATGGCAAATTCATTTATAAATAAAAAAGCAGATTTAACGACTACAGATAATACGACGCTGTATACAGTACCCACAGCGACGGCTGCTATTGTGAAAAGTTTATTAGCCTGTAATGATGCAGGCTCAGCTTGTACTTTGACGGTTACCCTTACTGATACTTCTTCCAATGTATTTAAATTATTTAATCTTATATCTGTTGATTCAAACTCAACAACCGAATTATTAAATAAACCTCTTATTGTTCAGGAAAGTGAAGTCTTGAAAATACAGGCGGGTGATGCTAATGAGCTCCATGTAATTGCCTCAATCATGGAAGTTAAACCAAGAGAGGTAACAACATAATGCATATGCTAGGAAAGGATGGAATGATGAGTTCAGAAAAAATGAATGGTGCTAACCCACCACAAACGGTTAAAGTAGGAGATAAAGAACTTCCCGTTATAACGGCTAAATCTAAGACTACTATAAAAAACAAGAAAACGGGGGTTATTTATAAGGACGAAGCTGAATGGAAAGC